CGTCAGCACCCAAGCCGGTTCCCCCGGCTCGAGGCTCTGGCGGCCCCACGCAACCCTCTGCTCGCACGGACGATTTTGCTGCTTTCGAGAAAGCGCAGATGTCCGGAAAAAGGTAGGTAGACAATGGCAAATGCGTTTCTGGACGCGAAGGAGTATGCGAACGTCATGCTGCTCCTTCTCAAGAACGCCCTGGTGATGGGGCGTCTCGTGGACGGTCGCTTCGAGAACCGTGTCACGGACAACAACGGCCTCACGATCCACGTGAAGCGGCCGCCGCAGTTCATCGCGAAGGATGGCCCCATCCTCGCCCTGCAGAACATCGTGACCGGCAGCACGGCGCTGGCCGTCACGCGGTACCGGAACGTCCACGTCAGTGTGGGCGATCTCGAGCAGGTTCGGCACTACAACCAGCTCATGCGCAACGCGACCATGCAGGCCGCGGCGAGCACGCTGGCGCACGACGTGGATCTGTACCTCCACGGCCTGCTGCTGGACTTCCACTCGCATGTCGGCACGCCGGGCGAGCCGCTGCGCACGCCGCAGCAGTTCATGCGCGTCCACACCCGCCTCATGGACAAGTCGGTCCCGGGCGTCGATCTCTCGGCGGTGATGTCGTACGCCGACGCAGAGGCCGTCCGCGGCGCGCTCGTGGACAGCAACATCGCCGGCGTGAACCGCACGGCGCTCGAGGGTGCCCGCGTGCCGGTGATGAGCGCGATCAGCGGCTACGCCACGCAGCACATCAAGAGCGTGACGGCCGGCACCCGCGCGGCGTCGGGCGCGGCGCAGATCGACGGCGCCGGGCAGAACGTGAACTACCGCACGGTGAAGGATCTCGACTACTCCACCATTACGCTCAAGGCGGCTGGCGCCGGCGTGACGGTGAACAAGGGCGAGATTTTCACCATCGCTGGTGTGTACGCGATCAACAACCGCTCGGGCGAGACGCTGCCGTACCTGCAGCAGTTCTCGGTCATGGAGGATGCAGTCGCGACCGGCGCCGGTGCGCTCACGCTCAACGTGTTCCCGCACATCATCGTGCCGGGCACGGGCGGCGCCGAGGCCGACACCAACACGGCCTTCGCAACGGTGAACGCGGCGCCGGCTAACAACGCGGCGATCACGTTCATGGGTGCGACGGGCACCGTCATGCCGGTGCGCGCGGCGTGGCACAAGTCGGCCCTCCAGCTCGTCTCGGCACGCCTGCCCACGCCGATGAGCGACACGTCCAGCTTCGCCACGGACCCGGAGACGGGGATCAGCATCCGGTACTGGCGCGGGTCGGACATCACGACCGGCGAGCACATCCACCGCTGGGACATGATCTACGGCGCGAAGAACGTGGACCCGCGTCTCGGCACGAGGTTCAGCGGCGATCCCGTCACCTGAGTTCTGACGGGTAGCGGAGCAGCGGAGTGATCGCGGGGGCGGCTCGGTATACTAGGCCGGGCCGCCCCTTTTCTCTCACGGTGGATGAGGTGGCTCAATGGCAAGACAGGAGTTCCCCACGTGGCGCTACGGCCCGGACGGCGAGGCGCAGATTTTCGGGGAGAACGACAAGATCCCGGCAGGGTGGCAGGATCACCCGTCGAAGGCGAAGGGCGCGGGCAAGAGCGACGGCCTGGACGCGGACAAGGCAGTGCAGCGGATCGAGGCGCTGGAGAAGGAAGTCGAGGAGCTGCGCGCGGAGAACGCTCGTCTCAAGAGCGAGGACCACAATTCTCCGGTGGCGACGTCCAAGGCGGATTCCGACGCTCCCAAGCTGCGCCGCACGCCGGCCAAGACCCCGGCGAAGAACGCGAAGGACCAGCGCAAGCAGGACGAGGAGCTGGAGCAGTTCCGCAAGGAGGCGCGTGCCACGCTGAAGGAGATGGGCATCGAACTCCCGGCGGACGCCACCGATGCGCAGCTCGATGAGGCGCTGACCAAGGCGGGCAAGTAAGATGGACACGCTCGTTTCCGAGATCGTCGTGCAGGCGTTCCGCGAGGGCAATTTCACGGCGGTCGGAGAAACGACAACGGCCGAGGAAATGATCGAGGCCGTGCCGCGCCTGCGCAACTTCATCTCCTCCCTGTTCGGTCTTGAGATCGGGGAGGCGTTGAGGGACTGGTACGTCCCGCACGAACACAACCCGGCGCAGCCCCTGCGCCACCCGCTTACCCCCACAGGCGACGGGGCCGTGGCAACTCAGCCGTGGGCGTGGCCGGCGGCCAATGCGCGTCTGCTGGTCACGAGCACGACGCCCCGCACGCTGTACTTCCACCAACAGCCGAACGACGGCGCGCGCATGGCCTTTGTGGACATGGGTGGCGGCTCTCTGGTCACGCTGAGCGGCAACGGTCGGCTGATCGAGGGCGCTCCGATCCTCACCGCCCTGCCTTCCGCTCTGAACGGCCGTGTGTGGCTCTACCGGGCGGATCGGGCGGAGTGGATCCTGCTCGAGCGCCTGGACGAGAACAGCAGGGTTCCGCTGCCGAACGAGTTCGATGATCTGCTGGTCTGCGGGCTCTGTATGCGCCTGGCGCCGCGCTTCAGTGTGAAGCCGGACGAGGTGATCGTCGCTCGGTACGAGGACATGGTGGGGCGGCTGCGGAAGCGGTACAAGCAGTCCGAGCGTATGCCGTCGTCCGCTGAACTCAGGTCCACGTTCAGAAGCGAAATATGAGCCTCAACATCCCGCTCGGCGTCGGCGCCTACAGCCGGCCGTACGGCAAGCTGCCGGAGATCCGGATGGAGAACCGGTTCTTCGAGCAGAACCCGGTCGGCGCCGAGCAGGTTGCGCTGCTGTCGCGTCCCGGCACCAAGCTCTTCCTCCGCGTGGGGGAGGGGCCGGTCAGGACGCTCTACTCGCAGGCCGGCGCGTTCGGCGGCGACCTCTTCATCGTCAGCGGCACGAAGCTGTTCCGCTACGGCGGCGGCGCGCTCACGGAGATCGAGGGCGACGTGCTGGGCTCCGGCCTGCCCGTCATGGTGGCTTCGACCGTGCCCGGCTGGGAGGCGCTGTTCATCACGGACGGCCTGACGCTCCAGCACTACACGGGGCCGGTGGAGGGCGTCCATGCGCTTCAGCCGTGCTCTGTGCCGGACGACGCGGCTATTCTGGACCTCGCGATGCTCAACAGCTTCGTGATCGCGGCCGAGGCCGGATCGCACAAGTTCTACTGGTTGCAGCCCGGCGAGACGGACATCGACCCGCTGGACTTCGCCAGCGCCGAGAGCGAAGCGGACGAGATCGTCAGCATCCTCACGGTGGGCGACCAGCTCTGGATCTTCGGCCAGTCCAGCACGGAGGCGTGGTACGCCACAGGCGACCCAGACGCTCCGTTCCAGCGCTCGCAGGGCCGCGCCTTCAGCCAGGGTATCTTGAACGGCACCGTGGCCCGCTTCCAGGAGTCGATCTTCGTCGTGGGGCAGGACCGCGTGGCTTACCAGATCGTCGGCGGCCCGGAGCGCATCAGTCACCACGGGATCGAGGAGATGCTGCGCCAGTGGCAGGAGGATACGTCCCTGACCGTGAGCATTGACTACACGGTCTACGCGGAGCGCTCCGTGCGCTTCACCGCGAACGCCACCGGCCCTGCGCCCATCGTGTTTTACAGTTGGGATCTGGGCGACGGTACGTGGTCGGAAGCGCCGACCGTGGAGCACGTGTACGCCGCGCTGTACTCGTACCCGGTATCCCTGTTCGTGATGGACGCGGAGGGCAACACGGGCTCTGCGTTCATCACGCTCGACCTGGCGTCTCTGATCGTGGCGCCGAGCGCCCTCTCTGGCGTGTGGAGCCGAACCAGCGCCAGCCGGGAGCAGGTGGCCCTGTCGTGGACGGATCCGAACACCTACACGGCCTCGCTGCGTCGGAAGGTGTTCTGGGGGACGACGGAGATCGCGGACCTTGCGCCGGGCGTCAAGACCTTCGCCCACGCCTCGGATCACGCCACGCAGCCGCTGGCCGGCGAGGTCACCAACTACTACTCCGTGCTCTACTACCTGGGCGCCGAGCTGGGCGCGCCCGGTACGGTGGACGTGTGGAGCGGCCCGATCCCGGCACCGGTGCTGAGCGCGTCTTATAACCATGAGCCGCGTGAGTACGCGGTGGGGATCACCGATGGCGTTCCTGCGTGGGCGACGGAAATATGGGACGACGGAGCCAACGACACCTTCATGCTACGCTACACGCTGGACCCCGGTGTGACGTTCGAGTCGAGCGTAGGGACGGCCACCGGTGGCACCTTCACCGTTCGTGCTCGGCATGTACAGACCACTTTCGGCGTGGACGACTTCACTCCGTTCTCGAACACACAAATTGTGATTGTCGAGGGATAACCGATGCCGACCAATAACCCTCCCGTCGTTACGATCACCACGCCTGGAGGCCAGGTGATCGTGCGCGGCACCGCGCTCGAGCTGCGCGCGACGGCGACGGATCCGGAGG